GTTACTGATCTAGAACTTCAACATTTATTTGATGAAGGTGTTGATATGGGTTTGATTAAAAAGCCCAGATCAAAAACAAAAGAGTATACTACTGACACTATTCGTAATGCACAAAATAAAATGGTTCGTGTTCTTGTCTCTCACCCATCTACAAGTGCACTCAATGTAATTGGTTGGGGTACAAACGCAGCTTTAAATACTGTAAGTGATGTAGCTTTAGCCTCCGTACATGCTAGTTGGGGAACACTTAAAAAAGTAGTTGGTGCAAGTGAGTCTGGTGCAAAGTCTCATCGTCTAGCTAATATTTTATTTAGTAATACCTACTCTAGATTTAAGTTTATGTCTGATCCAGATATGACCTATGCTGCCTTTCAATCTGCACTTACAAGAAACTCCGAGGCACTTCAAAAGTTAAATAACGTACTTCCTGGTGGTGTAGAGAATGCTACCAAACTCTTAACTAATGGTAAGTTTAGTGCCACTAAAAAAGCTGTAGACATAGCTACTGATGATCTTATTGATATCACACAAACTCTTACCTTAGTTCATGCTCAAGATTCCTTTACTAAATCTGTAGAGTTTTTAACTCAAATGGATAAACTATTAAGAGCAGGTTATGGAAGAGGTTGGAACGATTTCTATTCTTGGGATGGTGCAGCTAAAGCTATGACCTCTAAACAGTACAGAGAGATAGAAGCACAGGCTGTAGATAAAACTCTCGAAGCTATCTTTTCTAAATCTTATAAAAGCAAAACACCAATTGGTGAAATTGCAGGTGTAATCGAAGATGCAAGAAACCTTCCTGGTATTGGTTTGCTAGTACCTTTTGGTAGGTTCTTTAACAACACTGTCGCCTTTACTGGTAGAAATGCTCCAGGTTTAAACATCGTAATGTCTGGAACTAAAAACCTAGACATGCCCCTAGATGAGGCTGTTGTTAGATCCGCAGTAGTAACAGGACTTGTATGGAGCCTATCAGATATTGAAGGTGAGAATATAGATAATGGACTTCCCCTCTATGCTACAACAGATCCACTAACTGGTGAGGTTATCAATCAACGATACGACTATCCCATATCACTATTTAAAGGTGTTGCAAGGTGGGTTGCTTATGCTCGCAGAGGTGAAGCTATGCCAGAGGCTGAGGCAACTATGCTGCTTGAGGACTTCAGTCTTGGTGGTCTTACCAGAAACTTAACAAAAACTCAAAGAGACCTTATAACACCTTTGAAAGATATGTTTGATCCTGAGACAAGAGACTTGTGGAGAGCTACTGAACAACTGTTTTCAAGTTCTGTATTTACACAACCTGCATCTGCAATTCTAAGACCTCTTGAACCTATTAACTTAGGTGTAGGCATTCTTAGAAAAGAAGAAGCTAGACCAATTGATCGTTATCAAAACAATAAAGGTGTAAATGATGCTTTGAGGTATGTTGATAACATCGCAGGTTTATTCTTAGGAGAACCTCTAGCAGAGACTTTACAACAAGCTGCCAGTGGTCAAGCTGACATAAACTCTACAAAAATGTTTGGTATTCGTACACTTCGTTTAACAGACACACAACGTGTAATGAGCATGGCAGGGCTTGGTGAGTTTGATTATAACGCTGCTAGAAAAGTTAGACTGCAATCTCCAAAAGCTGCAAACAGGTATAATGGAATACTCTTTGATGTACTTGAGGCTGAAGCTGGATTGTTGATAAAAAATAATTGGTTTAGAGGTTTAGACCAAGAAGGTAAAAAGATAGCTTGGAAAGATAAAATTGAAAAGTCTAAAGAGTTAGCTAAAACATTTTTATACCTGCAGTACTCTGGTCCTGTAGAGACCATAGGTCTTCAGTACGAACTAGCCAGTAAGTACAACATGAAAGAGATAAAGAAAGCACTTCAAGATCTAAAGTCTATCCAAGATGATTTTGAGAACTTAACTAGAGGTGAGTTAGAAGTACTCAGGAGTTACCTATCAACTAAAGATGACTTAAAGAAGTTAGAAGTCTACGGAAAACAATACCAATAAAAGAGGGGGCACGAAGCCCCCTTTTATATATCATCATCAAGCATATAATCTGCCCAATCATATGCCTTCCGTTTTATTTCTCGCATATCGTTACTCGACCTTGCCCCTGCCAACAGACCAGTTAAAGCCTGACCTGCTAAGTATATTCTTGGGGTCAGGCTTTTTGTTGTAGGAGCTTTACGCTTTTGCTGAGTAAACTTTTTTGCTTCTTTCTCTAAGCTCTCTTTCAATTACTAGCTCCTTGTTTTTGAAATAGGCTTTGTTAAAGCCCATCTCCCAATCCCTATTATCTTTTGTATTAACTTGGTAGGGATTGCCCAAGTTACCTTCAAGGAAGGCTTGATAACCTTCGTTAAATGGTTTTATTGTCTGCTTTGATTTTGTATAAGTGCTTCTAGGTACCATCTTGCTTTCTTCAAATCCTCTAGACCATTTTTGTAACGCCAACGGTGTAAGTACTTTGCAACGTTACCTCGATAATAACCGATAAGTTCTTCATCTGTCAAGATGTCTTTGATATAATCAATACATTCAATGTCACCTTGACCGTAGTGAGGAGGCTTATTTACGTTGTCTGTCATAGTATAATCAACTCCGCTTCTGTGTATGGAATGTGAAAGAACAACTCACCTGGTCTGATGTATCTACCCTTTGCTTCACCAAGACTTTCCTTGGTCAACAAGAAGTCTCTGATACGCCAAGCTTGCTTGAGGTCTTTACGAAAAACGTAGAAGTTAAGTACTCCATTCTCACTCTGATATTTATCAAGTAGACGTTGCTTACGTTCTGGGATACGTATTTCTCTCCAGTGTGTAGGCCAGTCACCGTCCCAAGCTACCTTGACCTCAGCTTCATTGAAGTAAGTATAGCCATGTTTTTGAGAGACAACATCTACGTTGTAGTTTTCCTCGGTATTGACTAACGTGTGACCTTTCTTTGTGAGATACTCTGTTAAAGCATCCTTAGCTTGTGAATCGTATGCTTCATACAAAGCACGGCTAAATTTTTTTCTAACTGTTTGCAACAGACTGTCTCCATTTTAATTCATACAGCAGTTTATTCTGCTCGTATTCTGACATTACCATCCAATCACGTATCTCGTCAATAGTTCTTTTACACCCTGCGCAATATTTATCTTCTATTCGACAAACTTTTACGCAGGGTGAAGGTATAGATCCTATGTTAGATCTACGATTTCGCATACATCACCAGAACAAGCCATAGTCTGCATTGCTACAGTGTTGTCCTCTTGTTCATACTCTGAAAGCTTTGACCAGTCAATACGTTTTGGCATCAACTTTAGAAGTTCTTTGTACTCATTTTCACTGCAATCCTGATAAGGTGCTTGTTGATACGTATGATCAGAGTGTGGTAAGAAGGACACACCAGACATCTCATCAAAGTGTTTGTACACAAAGGCACCCACATCTAGCCATTCAGAGTCACGGACTGAGATAGTTACAGATGGTTTATGCTCACACCAGTTACGTTGATAAGCTAACCACATCTCAAGTTGCTCAATGGCGGTCATGTCATTACGTGTTACAGCTTTATTAGGTGACTTCTGAGGGAAGCTAAACACTGTAGTAGTGTCACCCTTGAACACACATGGCTCATGAGGAATACCCTGATCTTTCATGAACTGAGTAAGAGGGTCTTTGTTGTCTCCTCGTACAGTCCTAATGTAAAACCGTGAGTGGCGAGCATGGATACCAGATGCTGAATCAACCAACTGAGAAACAGTCCCACTTGGCTTGACGCATGTGATAGCAGCAGATACAGGGATACCAAGTTTATCAGCAAACTCAGCGTTAGTATCAACAGCCACTTGACGAAGGTGTGCAAGAGTTTCATTCAGTCCTTTGTTCTTTGCTGTTAGTAATGGGTTATCCATTATGCCCGTGAGTGACACACCAAGCAGTCGTTCGGCTTCAGTGTTGTCTCTCCACACCTTTCGCAGATACGGGAACTTTGTGTAGGTGGATTGGATAGTTCCCAGAATTGTTGCCAGACGGACCTTTCGTTCCAAGTCGTCGATAGTATCTGTAGCACGTACGACACACTCGGTAAGATTGCAGAACTGATATGGACGAAGAATGATTTCACTGCATGGATTTGTACCAAACTCGTAATCACTATCCCGTCTACCATATTTTGCAGCTTGTTTCTTAGATGCTTCACGATTAAATACCCCCCGTTCTCCTGACTTACTTTCTACTAGAGCTAACCACTCCCGCATAAATGTTTCTACGTCAGGCTTCTCAGTGTAAGATACAGAGTTATTTGCTAACGCACGATGAGCTGCAGTCTCCCACCACTGTCCTGACTTAGCATGACGCATACGGTCATCACTTAGGTTAGATAGACTGATCATAGCTGATCGACGTACACCACCAACCACAACTATCTGCCCAATGAAACACATTAGATCATGGCACTCAAGACTTGAGAGTTTACGACCTTGTGCATTTTTAAATGTAGACACAGCAAAATTAAACAACTCAACCAGAGGTGCTGGACCTGATGCTCTACCACCAAATGTTTTAAGTCTTGCACCCGCAGGACGCACACGAGAGACATCCCATTTAGGAATCTCTCCAGCCCACAGAAGTGCTAACACTTGACGAAAAGCCTTAGCCCAACCCTCTTTGCTATCCTTTACGACGACTGTAGTGTCACTCTCGAACAGCTCTGGTACTTCTGGAAGTTTACTAATGTACTGTCGTTCTACAGAGAAGCCAACCCCAGTACCACATAAAAGGATGTACATCGCTTCGTCGAAGCTCTTAGGATCATCTACGGGTAGATATGAACAGTTGTAACCTGCTGTGTTGTCACGATCAAGAGCAGGACCAGCTGTCATCATAGCTCTCATAGATGGCATGATCTCTAAGCTTAGGATAGCGTCACGAATCTGGTTGATGTATGAGTCGTCACCTGCTGCTGGACGCACAACGTTATCCATGTAGCGTTCTACTGTTTCGTCCCAGTTCTCACGCCCTTTACCATCGAAGTACTTGGCATAGCGTGACTTGTGAATGAATGACTGGTAGTCTGTTGGTAAATAGTTATTCATCTGTTTTTCCTTTTTCCAGTTCTTCGATGCGTTCCAGTAGTTTCTCTACATCTTCATAACGACACCAAGGCCCATCCTTGTCATCTCTACGGACATTTCGAGACCATTCACTTTCTTTCGTAAAGTAAAAACGCCTAATCTTCATCTGTTGTCTCTACCTCTTTTGATGAATCTACAATGATTTTAGACAACGTTACACAACGTTCGTTTAAAACTTGAACCGTGTAGTTCAACCGATTTAATTGATCATGGGCATACAAAATTTCATTATACACTTTCATCTGATCTTCGTTAAAATCTTCAGTGTCATACTCTACTTCATCTATAGTTAGTTTAGCCATTATCTTTTATCTCCTGATCCTGAAAGTGTACCTCTTGCTTTACGACCGTAAAGCTTCTCTAGATTTTCAAAAGCTATATCATGCAAGTCAATGTTAAGATCACGGGACAGCGCAGCTAGATACCAAAGCACATCACCAATCTCTGCAGCAATACCTTTGCGATCAAAGTTGTTGTCACGAATCATCTTCTTAACTTTGTTTGCAACCTCACCTGCCTCACCTGCTAAACCAAGAGCAGGGTAAAGTATACTATGTGTACTATTGTAGATAGCAGTCTTAGCCGCTGCCCGTTGATACTGATCCATAGTCATACGTTCTTTTAAGGCTTCGTTGTAATATTCCCAAGCTTCTAGATCTGATTCATTCAACATTTTTTACCTCACATTCTTCTACAATTACATCGTCTATATCGTATAGACTAGCTTCGATTAATTCTTTTAGCACATCAGAGTTATCCCCAAAAGTTTCAAGAAAGTTAGCTTCAGGGTCTACTTTTATCTTTATTGCTAGCTCAAACCTCATTCGAAAGACCCCTAGTTATACGCACTAGTGCCATTCATGTCAATCACAATCGGGTCAATGCTATTCATAAAATGCTTTTTCCATTCGTAAGCATCATCGAAGTCCTCGAACCAAAAGTTATCTTCACCAACTACACCATCTATCTCTGTTCTACACACCATAAAATACTTAGATCCATCAGGTGCCATCTCAAGTTCTTCTTCCGAGACTTCTTCAATAGCTATTGGACCCTCAGTTACTCCCCAAATTTTTACTTCCATTTCTTTAACAACTCCAT